CTAATCATCTTCTGAATATTCTATATTAAGCAATTGATAAATTGATGATTTATACTTTTTACCTGTCCTTCTGCCATTTAGAATGGCTGACAAATAGTTTTCATTAACACCTATTTTCTTTGCTAATTCTCTTTGAGTCATATTTAATTCAATAAGTCTTTGTTTAACTTGTACTCCTAAAAAAGGTATCCATTTTTTTCGAGCATCCATTTATCAAGTTCCTTTCTAAGTGATTTATACTTCCTTTTGTTTTTTAGTTTACACACCTTCCTATATTTAGTATATTTTTTTGATATATACAAATATTAAGTACATAAATTTATTTGATACTAAATAAGATTTTTTGATTACTTTATGCTAAAATTAGGATGTAATTTCGTATCATTAAATTAATTATAAAGTCATTTTGACCTTAAGTCAATGTTTTTCATGTCATTTTGACCTTTATTTTGCAGCTATTTACATTTTAGAAAGTCTTTTTGACATTAATTGAATGGAGAGTGTTTATGAATACTTTAGGAGAAAGAATTGTTTATTTAAGAAAAACAAAAAATCTTAAACAATATGAATTAGAAGAAATGTTAGACTGTGATAACTTAAGTAAATTTGAGAGAAATATTAGAAAGCCAAATTATGAAATATTAAAATCTATAGCTGAGATATTTAATGTTTCAGTGGACTGGCTATTAAATGGAACTTCTTCACAAGAGCCAGATTTAATTTGTGATTTATCCTCAGATTATCCACTTAATAGTATAAACTCTAATGAAATAAATCTTTTAAATAATTTTAGAAAGTTAAGTGATTATGATAAGGCCAAAATAGAAGGTATGATTGAATTAAAACTTCATGAATATGAAAAAGAGAAAGATTTGAAAGAAACTGAATATAATAAAAATAAGGATTAGAAAATAGATAAATAATTTTTATGTTGCTTTTGATACGATTTTACATCATTTCTTAGTTCTAATATTTTTATTTCATTTATTTTCTTTTTTATAGTTTTATGATAAAATAATTAGTATATTTTGCTTTACTTGAATGTAATTATTTATACAAAAGTCAAACATAATATAAATGTGGTAAATTTTTAGTTTCAAGTAATATCTCGTTATTATAACTAAATATTTATTAAAATTAGGAGGATAAAATGGGCTTAAGAGACAAATTCGCGCAATCATTTGCTAGATCAAAAACTATGAGTGGCCCTGAGAAAAAGGCTAATGAAATAATGGGTAAATTGCTTCTTAAGAAAGCTATATTACCTATCGTTTTAATGTTCGTGATAATAATCGCTGGAGCTATGCTTAAAATTAATTCTTGGGTTACACTTGGCATAAATTTAGTTATTGCTGTTGGTGCTTTCTTCTACATAAGAAATTCTAGTAAAAAGTATCAGAACTTCAAACCTTATGTTGGCAATTTGATTAGTTTAGAGAAAAAAGGTAAAAAAGAGTATGTTGCTATTATAAAACAAGGTAAGTTACCAGTTAAGTTACAAATAGCTTATGGTGGTGAGGACCTTGAACATATTAAGAAAAATCAAATGGTTCAAATAAGTTATAATCCAGATGCTAAAATAGCTATTTTGGTTAATAGACAATAATTTAATAAAAAAAGAGGTAGCATAATGCTACCTCTTTATGTTTTGTCTGTTTATGTTTTGTCTGTTTATTTTTTATTTGTTTTAAATATATCTTCCTAAATATCTTAACACAAGTTCAAAAGTCTCTTTTCTGTCTTTTCCAATAAATTCAATATACTTATTAACATCTTTATTTATTGTTTTAGAAGCTTTCCCTCCTATGGAAAATATATTAGTTGCTATTTCATTTTTATAGTCTTTTACATCGATTAATGTACTATTATTTATATAAAACGACATTATGGTTGCAATTGCTTTATCCACTTCTCCAGAATATAATATTATATTTTCAGATTTTTCTTGTGAAACATCTTCTTTTATATCTTTGTTTAAAATTCCTTCTGCTATTAATTTTGCAATTGTATGTCTGCTTCTAATGTAATAGTCTGTATCTTCTTTACTATCTACAAAGCAAGTTTCAATTAGTATTGCTGGTGCTTTTGTATGATTAAGCCAGTATAGACCTCTTGTATCTTTTTTTGACCCTCGATTTTTAAATACAGTTGAAAGCTTTGAGTTTACTTTTTCTGCATATATTTTTCCATTATCTGTCTTATATATTGTTTCTGTTCCCATAGGATTTAGAGTTGTCTTATTTGCATTAAAATGGATTTGTACTGCTAGGTCTATATCTTGTTTGTTGGCTATTTGACATTGCTCTGACAAATAGTTATCTGATTTATCAATTTTTCCAGTATAGGTTGTGGCTTCTCCTAGTTTTATCCATTTTATTATTAAATCTGTTAGGATTCTATTTTCCTTTCCCTCATCTATATACCCAACTGCTCCAGTTCCTTTTCCTGACAATGTATGTCCTGGTACTACTGCTACTTTCATGTTATACACCTTCTTTTTGTAACATCCCCTTTATATCAGTTACATTTTCTTTAATTTCCTCTACATCTGTTTTCATTGTTCCCATTTGAACAAGTACATTCTTATTTATTTCTTGCTGTTGTGTGGACAATTCTATAAAATTTTCTACAGTCTTTTTATACATGTCTCTATCTTCTTTTTTCTCCTGCATAGTATTTTTAAATAATAGAGCACATAGTATACCTATTGCCCCTAGGCTACTCAATTCTGTTATTAATTTCTCCATTATATCCTCCTGTTGTCTAAATTTTCTACACTTATAACTTTAATTTTTGTTATATTTTCATATCATACAATGTTATATTTTAAGTACTATTATTTTAATTTTTAGTATTTTAAATTGTAGATATATTTTGTAGATTGATTAGGTATACCTACAATTTACTAATATAACAAAAAATAAGTACAAGGCTTACTTATTGAAGTTAAGACCTTGTACTTTATATAAAAAAATAACTAGTATATAGTTATTCTGAATTTATTATTCAACTGGTATTTCTAATTCTTTACATCTAATTCTAACCTGCTCTCTAATTACTGCTGGTACTTCTTCTATTGTTTTCTTTCCTCTTAGAATCAGTGCTACATATACTTCTACCATTCCACTCTCACCTCCAGATTTTGCTACACTAAAAATACTTATATTATTTAGTTCATCAACAGGATTTTGATTTAACAACATCTCATATATTTCTGCATTTGCTATAAAGTTGCTTGTTATATCATCATCTTGCTTTATTTGACTTATACTTATCTCAGAGATATCTTTATGTTGTACTTCTACTTTTCTACCTTGTTTGATTTGCTCTATTTTATTTTTATCAAATTTAAACAATTTTTACACCTCCATTTTAAGCTTGTGGCTCGTTGTTTTCAGCATCATATCTAAAAATCATAGATGGACGTTTTATAGCTGTCCATTTATCTCCTTTTTCTACTATGATTTTAGGTTGAGCACTTTTTATATTGGCTTCTTCTAATTCATATATTTCTTGATAACTTGAGTCTGATTTTTTAATTTCAACTAGTTTCATATCTTTGAATAAGTCAGATTTATTTATTTTTACTTGAACCTTAGTTTTATTTATCAATTGATATATAGGGTCTCCAAGATTTAAATCTTCTTCAAGTCCTCTATCTAGTGTAATCGTAATATCTTGTTCATTAGATGTTGTATTGACTACCTTATACATTCTATTTCCTATCATAACATAAGAGTCTTTAATTATAGAATTACCAGTACTCTCTTTAAAAATAAATAAAGATGCATATAAATCATCACCTTTACAATAAGCTCTAAATAATATTTTATTTTCTCCTATTTTAATTTTATCTGTTGGTATCTCAAATGATATCTTCTCAGTAGTTAAATCACTTACAGACTTTATACTTTCTCCATTTATAAGCATCTCTATTCTGCTTATATCTTTATTTGGGTCTTGTATTTTTATCTTAATTGATGAAATTGACTTTTCAGTAATTTCTATAGCAGCATTTGTTGTTCCTACTTCTGATATAATATATAATGTATTGTCTGTTACAAGTACATCCTTTACTGTATTTACATCTTCTGAAATAGGTACTATAGTAAATTCTTTTAAAAACTCTACTGGTTGTTCAATCTTATAAACATCCCTATTTTTTCCAGTAACCCACACTGAATTGTCATTTTTAAGTACTAATATATGGTCACTTCCATATGACTTTATTTCTCTTATATCTGCTAGTGCTTTTGTGAAGAACTTGATTATAGTATTTTCACTATCACTTCCCAATCCCAAGGCACCCTTGTCATTATATCCTTGTACAAATAATTCATTCCCTGTAGTTACTACTAAGGTATAGTTTTTACCACAATGTACCTCTTTACAGCTAGATACAGTTGTAATTCTTTGTAATTCACTAACTGGGTTATTATGACCTATACCTAACTGATATTCAGAGTTTTTCCCAATTGACCAAAGACTATCATCAGATTTTATAAAATAAGTAAAATTATCTCCACATGAAATATGTTTTACATCTGATACATTAATCTGTACAAATTCATCTACTTGATTTATAGATAAATCTTGTAATAGCTCTCCATGATAGTTTGTACCACATCCGTACATTGTTCCATCATTAAGTAATATAATAATATGAGTTTTAGAAATAGATACCTCTTTTATATTTTCATATGGAAGTTCAGTATAAAGGTCTCCCTTATATAAATTTCCTAATACAAGACCATAGTCAATATCTTTTGTAGTTGGTATAACTATCTTATTATTTAGAAGTATGAAGTTATGTCTATTTTTAATAGATGTTATATCGCCCATTACAAAGTTCATGTGTTTATAGTTAAAGATTCGATTATCATTATTTCTGCTATCGTATCTATTTCCAACACCCAGTTGTCCATAATTATTTAATCCACAAATATATATATCATTAGTATCTTTTATTGCTATATTGGCATATTCTAAAGAAAGAATTTTCTTTACTCCTGTGTTGGTCTTTATAAATGTATCTCTTTTAGTTACATCACCAACACCTAATTGCCCATAAGCATTTGAACCTGTGCCATATAAATCACCATTATCACTTACATAATATCCACATCTATAACTCATACTTATGTCTTTTGCTTTTGATGCTATTTTTTTAATCTTTTCTGGAGTCTCACTTCCTGTACCTGAACCATTACTACATTTACCTGCAGTATATACATCACCTTCGCTTGTAAGTAAAAGTACTGCATTATTTCTATTTGGAGCTACTTTTACTACATTTGAAATTGGAATTTCAGAAAATGCACTTTGGTTGCTATTACTATTTAGTCCTAGGCAATAGTCAGTATTTAGCCCTGTACTATATGCAGTATTATAGATTGTTATTATATAAGTATTTATTTCATTTGGTATGACTTCTTTTACATTTTCCATACACTTTATAAAACTATATTGGTCAGTAGTATTTCCCATACCTAATTGTGAATTATTATTGTATCCACAACAATAAGCAATATTTGTATCTTTTACAATGAATGTTGTTGTATCTGAGCAGTATACATCTCTTACATTTGTTATGTTATTTACAGTAAATGTTAGTACATCTGGATGATTACTTTCACTTCCTAGACCTAGTTGCCCATGAGTATTTTCTCCACATGAATATAGTGTGTTATCATCTTTAATTGCATGTGAGTGAGTAGTGCCTAAGACTACAGCTCTTACATTTTGTATGTTTACTTTGGTAAATGTATTTCTATTTACTATATCACCCAATCCTAACTGTCCTTTGGTATTTAATCCTGTAGAGTATAGTGTTCCATCATTTTTTATTGCAAATGTTGTGTTTCCATCTATACTCGTTGATATTTTCTTTATATTCTCAAGATTTATTTGAGTGAATTTATTTCTATTTATTGTATCTCCTAGACCTAATTGTCCAGAACTATTGTTTCCTGTGGCATAAGCTGTTCCATCATTTTTGACTATAAACATTGTATTTCTTGATGTTGTAATTTCTTTTATATCATCCATAAATATAAATGAATTTGATTGTTCAGTTATATTTGTGAATTTTTTTACTGGTTCATTGTTATATTCTCCTATACCTAGTTTGTTATTTTGATTCATTCCTGTTACATATATATTGTTGTTTTTATCTACTACTACTACAGTGTTATTTTTTATAATTATATCTTTTATTTCTTTTAATCCTGTGTCATAATTACTTACTCCATCCAAGCTTGTTATATTTCCTAATTCTCCATTATTAGCAATTCCATATCCATATAATTTAGAATTACTAGAAGTTACAATAAAAAGACTACCCAAATTTGAATATTCAGAACTAATGTTAGTATAACTTTTATATCCAGTAGTAGATGAGCCAAAGGTTTTAGGATATCCAGTAACATATGTACTTCCTTTTTTAAAGTATAATATATTATCTGATGTTCCTATTACTTTTTCTATTCCATTAAAAGAACTTTCTTTTACGAAGTAAGTATTATAGCCATAATTTGTAACTTCAATAAAACTTCCATATCTTGAATAATCAGTTATACTTGGACTGCTATTTGATGTATTTGGATATTTATGATATCCTGCTAAATAAACATATCCACTTTCGTCAAGTATTGCACAACCAGCATTAAAAGGAAAAACATTCGTTATTTTAGGTAAATTACTTAAACTACTAGAATTAGTAGATGATGAAACTGTTCTATACTGAGACACTAGTGTTTTATTTGTACTATTACCATTAATACCTATGCCCAATTGATAACTGGCATTATAACCATTAGTATATAGTTTTCCTTCACTATTTATCATATATACAGAATAGTAATATATTGCTATCTTTTCTATATTACTTATATTTTGTTTATATGGATAATTAGAAGTTCTTTCTATATTACTATAGGAATTATACCCCCAACCATATACTTCTTTTGAATGATTTAGAGCTATGACATAATTACTTTCTACACAAAAATCCTTTACATTCTCTATTTCTATTTTTGTAAATATATTTCTATTAACTTCATCTTTTAAACCCAATTGTCCAGAATTATTTAAACCACATGAATATAATGTTCCATTATTCTTAAGCACAAAAGTAGAGCTTCCGCTTCCCTTTACATCCAAAACATTATCTACATCTACCTTAGTCATAACTGACCTATTAATAGTATCTCCCAATCCTAACTGTCCAAAATTATTTAAACCACAGGCATATAATGTTCCATCATTCATAACAATAAACATATTACTATCTGTTAATTCTATCTTCTTATAATCCTGAAAATTATCACTTAACTTTACATTTAAAAATTCATTATTATCTTTAGTAACATATAAGTAATCATCATTAACCAATAATCCTGAATAATTATCTAAATTTGAAGATTGTACTTTTGAAAACTCATAAAGAAAAGTTGTATGAAAGAATGAACCAAGTTGACCTGATAAATTACATCCACATACAAATATCTCTTTTAAACCATTTATTAAAAAATTAAACTGAGAACCACACTTAATATCTTTTATATTTTCTATATTAACCTTAGCGAAAGTACTTCTTGATGCTATATCTTTATTAGCATTAGCTAATTGACCATAGTTATTTTGTCCTGTACTAAATAAAGTATTATCATATTTTAATATCATAGTGTGAGCATTTCCACAAGAAGCATACTTAACATTATTTATACTAGAAAGAGTAAATACAATTGAATTATTATTATTTCCTGTACCAAGCTGACCAAGAGCATTATATCCTGTAGTATACATAGTTCCATCATTTTTAATAAGTATTGTATGACTACCACCACATGCTATCTGCTTTACATTGTCCATACCTTCTATTTTATTAAAGACACTTTTATTTAAAGTACTATTAATTCCCAATTGACCACTTGAATTTAACCCACAAGCATGTGCTGTTCCATCCATTTTTATGATGAATACAGATTGATTATAAGTTACTACATCCTTTACACTATCTATATTTACTTTAGTAAAAGTAGCCCTATTATTAGTATCACCTAATCCAAGTTGACCACTTGAATTTAACCCTGCTGAATATAGAGTTCCATCATTTTTAAGTACAAAAGTAAAGTCATAACCACATGCAACAGATTTTACATCATCTATTGGTAACTTAGTAAACTCGTAATACACTGTAGACTCTATTACTCCTAATTGACCTACATTACTTGTTCCTGCTCCATATGCAAATCCATCTTTAGTCACTACTACACTATGCTTTGAGCCACAAGATACATATTTTACATTGTCAATCTTTACTTTGCTAAACATCCTTCTTTCTGATGAATCTTTTCCCACACCTAATTGAAAACCTGTGTTGTCTCCACAAGCATATAAGTTACCATCTGACTTTAATCCAAAGGTACTATTACTTATACCAGCAAAAAATTCTACGAAATCATAATCGTTATATCTTTTATCAAAATCATCAACCAATATGTTCTTATCGTTAAAATAAGCACCACGTTGTAAAAGTTTATTTTGCTTCATTATCAGAACTACCCCCTTTATTTATCTTATTTCATATGAATACTTATTTAGAGTTATATCTTTTTGTTCCTTTAAATAAGTATTACTAGATTTTGTCTCAACAAAATTATTGTCCATATCATGTATATATCTAACTCTATTTGCACTAAATGGTAATACCACATCTCTAAAAACCACATTACCAACTTCGCCTGTTATACACTTTCTATTTAAATCTAATTTAAGACCTTCTATAGCTACTATGTTGTTTCCATTTGCTAATGTATCATACCAGTAACCTGCCTCATCTACAGTTACTTCTGACTCTAATTCTAAGTATATTAATATATCTAATACTTTTTCAGATAATTTGTTATAGCTATTTTTTAGAACTGATATATCAGTTTGTATCTGACCACTTATAACATCGTCAAAAGATATATTTTCTATTTTTTTAACTACTTCATTTATAGCCCCTGATAAATTTTTAGAATCTGTAGTTAATATATTTACATCACCAATATTCACTTTTATTTCTTTTATATTATTATCAAATTTATAATCCAAATCTTGAATATCCTTTTGAGTCACAAAAACCAGCGTTGGGTCTACTTCTAATGTTACATTTGAAGTATTAGACAATTGTAAAATCATCTTTACAACTAAATCTTTAATACTACCATCTTCAGCACGTGGCTTATACGTCTCTGGATATTTACCTATAGCTATTATATTGTTCTCATTATCCAAAACAGCAGCTTCTCTTATCATAAATCCACCAACTGTTCCTGGTAAAATAGTCTCTATAACTATCCAATTAGGATTTTTCTCATCAATTCTTAAAGAATTTATATTTCCTTCCCAAACTACATTCTTTAAAGCAGTTTGTTCTTCTGTTGGCTCATAATATTCTCCATTACTATCTCCAACTTGAAACTTTGTCAACCCTACAAGTTCCCCTAGTGCAGTTGCATTTGCTATTTTTTCTCTACCAATTTTGGTTAATATTATATAAAATTTTTCTTCCAACTATACCACCTCCTGTTTAGGATAAACTACTACATTTTCAACTCCTGTATCATTTGCAATAGCTATATTAACCTTACAATTACTTTCAATATACTTAATACTTAAAGGATAAACCTTTATTTCTTCTCTACTTAGCATTCCAGCCCCACAATTTATAACAGCACTGCATTTTATAATTGGTTCAAAATATGGATGAACTTTTACTTCCTCACTACAAACCATACCTCCACCACAATATACCATACTTTTATCTAGTATTATGGGCTCTAAATAGTGTACTAAGTGAGCAGGTTTTACTTTTTCAATCATATCACTACAATCTAAAAGAGTTTTATAGTCACAATTATTTGCTATAAAACTCAATACGAATGTAAATTCATCACTATAAACTTTTACATCTGCTTCTGATTTTGTGTATGCCTCACATATATTTTTTATAACTTCAATAGTACTAGTACCTCTGCTCCTCATTTTGGCTTTTATATTGTTACGTCTTGCTTCAAAATCAAGGTCTTTCTTTTCAATGCAGAGTATATCTTCCCACATATCTAATCCCCATGTTGCAGTGTCAACAAATAATTGGTCAAAAGTATCATCAATATCTTCTTTAAGAATATTTAACTCTATATCATATGCACCTTGTATCTCTTCTACAATGTGATTTCTATCAAATGATGGTAGTTTATCAATTAGTTTCATTGATTTTCCACCTCACTAAAATCAACGGATGTTACACTTGGTATTTTATCTTCATTAATAGTTATATTATCTGTGCTTCCATTTATAAGTAAGTTACTTAAATCATGCACACCAGCAGTATTTATAAGTATCCCCATGACTTTTGTATAGATTATTTCTCCTCTAATCTCTCTAAAATATGAATTTATACTTTCTAAGAAAGATTCTTTGACATTATCTAATGTATATCCATCTTCTAGTTTCATTACTGCACTTATATTTATTTCTATTGGTAATGGTGTTGCAACTGTTACAGTTGGTCCAATAGGTTTTTCTTCATCTATATGTTGCTGACATCTTTCAATTGTTTCTGTATCAACAGCTTGATTGTTTTTACCAAATATCAAAACTTTAATAGTTCCTGGACCATCCCATCTTGGATAAACCTTCACATTATAAACTCCATCTACCTCTAAAGCCCATTCTTCATAGTGAGCTTTATTTCCACTTGTAGCTTGATTTTTCTGTATTTTATAAAATCTTTCCTTTAATTCTTCATCTGTCTCTATATCTGTACCACCTTCAAAGCTTTTAGTGTTAATAATCTTAATTACTCCAGATATATTATCAGTTAATTTAAATTCACAATTTGTAGGTAAATTATATCTCTTACCAACTTCTAGAGCTTGAACTGGGCTATTATCACCTTCTTCACTACCAATAGTTACATCTTTTATTACTACAAATAGTAAATCTCTGTATGATATTACTGTGCCATTAGTTATTACAGTTCCTTTCTCTCCAATAAACTCAACTTCTCCACTTGACTCGGTTCCCAACTTTCTATATACACCAAATTCATTAACTCTTTTATCAAGAAGTTGGTTATATGTATCTTGTATAAAAGCCATTTTATGTATTTTAGAAAGTTCTATATACATTTTTGCAAGTTCTAAATTATTTCCAGATACCATGTTGTTTATAAAAGAACCCTCACCTTTATAAATATCAAGCTTGATATTTTCAAGAGTTCTATTTTTTATTACTTCATATGTCTGGTCGCTATACATTTAATTCCACCTCCCCATAGATAGTGGATACTTTTACATTTGCACTCAATATGTCTCTGTTAAAGTTAGCACTTTTTACATTTACTTCTAATATATATGGATTTATTAAAAGAGCTTCTTTTATAAATCTGCTAGCTTCACTTTCTGTAAGACCTTTTGTATACTTTTGTCCTATAAGTTCTGAAAGCTCTGTACCATACTCTAAAGAGTATATCTCATGTTCATACCTATTTGTTTTTATGCACTTGTATATCCAAACTTTTAAAGCTTCTTTTTTCTCAACTATTTTAAAATCACTTTTTTCTAAAATAGGTTGGTCTTTTTCAAAATCCCATGCTACTTCACGAAAGATTGGTAGCTCTTCTGCTTTAGGCAAGATATAATCTTCTGGTACACCTATAAAAGGGAATATTGTACTCATTATAAGCTCACCAACTTACTTACAATAGCAAATTTCTCACCTATTCTAAACATTATTACTGTGTCTCCAGATTCAAAAGTATCTATAAAGGGATTTTTTATTTCATGTTTATGTTCTTGACTTGTTTCTGTATCAAATAATTCTATCTGTCTATCAAGCATCCAACTATCTATTAAGATATCTTCTTTTTCTAATATAATGTTATTTGTTTCTATTTTTAAATCTGGTAATTTACTTTTAACTTTTCCAATAAAAAAAGAAGGTTGATTATGATACTTTCCTTCTTCTCTTATTATTCCTATAAATTCATTAATCGGATTTGCCATTATATCACCACCTTTTTATAAATACCTTCTAGCTGTTATATAATTTTTATTGTAATAGCTACCATTTAGGCTAGATACTTTAACTACATCACCAGTCTTTGGCGAGTGAATAAACTCTCCATTACCTATAAATATACCAACATGGTTTATTGTACCTTTAGGCCCTTCACTAGAAAAGAAAACTAAGTCTCCTGGTTGTAAGTTTTTCTTTTCAACTGATTTTCCTAAACGACCTTGTTCTCTAGATACTCTAGGTATCTTTATTCCCAATGCATTTTTATAACACCATTGAGTAAATCCGCTACAGTCAAATGTATTTGGGCCAGTAGCTCCCCAAACATACTTACATCCTTTTTTAGAAAATGCAAGATTTATTAATTGTTTAGCTTTTCCAGTTATATTAGATGAAGAACTTCCACCAATAATTATTTTTCCATTTTCTTTAAAATTGTCAGATTCTTTTTGGTTACCAAATAGAATGTCTATATTATATTTTCCATTTTTCTCTATGATTATTTTTGGTCCATTATCATTTACTGTGTAAATTCCATCACGGTTTTTAGTACCTATTATTTGTATCTTATCTCCATATTTTAACCTTGGATGTTTAGAAAGAAAATCTTTACTATAATGAGGTTGGTCATAGACATCTACCATAGGTGCTGCACAAGTTTTTTTAGATGGGTCTAATTTTTTTTCTCTACAATCTGTCTCTCCACCTTCTGCTTTGGTAGGACAATAACCTGTAAATACAGCTGAGAATTCTGTTCCTCCTGTATAATCATTTCCTCCTAAATTACTTTCTTCCTTAGGTTCATCCTGTCCTGCTGACTTTTCATCCATAAGATTTTGAAAGTTAAGTTCAAGTTCAATTTGGTACTCTCCATTTTGCCATGTATGTTTATCTGTATCTATATAAAACAATCCTACTAGCTTTGTATAAGAATCTTTAACTTTTACACCTCTACCAGTTATACAACTTACATCTCCATAACCTCTAAGAGAACAGCTTTTTTCTATCCCTTTAAATTCACTATCCACATCTACATCTTGATTTTCTTGTTGCTGAATTACTTTTTGCATTATTACGTTTACTTCTTTAAAAACTTCATTATCTATTTTTTCACTAATTTTACTTCCATATTGGTCTACTACTATCACCTTATTTTTTACATTTTCCATACTTTCTGAAAAAGTAGTATTTATAATATTAAATCCCTCTTCAAACATAACACTTAAAGTTATCGTTCCTTTTTCAATAACATTAAACTTATCTAAATTAGCTTCTATCATGTATTTTTTCTTAGTCTTCTTACTTGCTTCTGTATATGCACTCATTATGGTATCATAACCAGTTACACCTATAAACATCTTTGTGTACTTGACATTGGTCTTTGCTATTGTCCCAACTGCAAGTCTATTTTCAGCAAATACTTGTTTTGCTATATCTTCAACTAACTTGTCTTTAAAATTACATGATACTTCACTTTGTGTAAGTAAAAATCCCATGTCTTTAGATACAAAGCTAATTTCATTACTACTTGAATCTTTAGACCTATTAATTATCATTCCTCTAAAGAGTTCTTTCTCATCTACATAGAAACAAATCGTACTAGCTATTGGTATATCTATCTGTTGAAAATTCACATCAAAAGAGGATTGGATTATTGAAAATTCTAGTGTTCTTGATGGAGATTTATAATCACCTGACCAAGAAACTTTATTTACTATATCAGTGATATCATAGATACTTCCATTTTTTATGTGTACCCAAATTTTAATAATAAAAAATCACCTGCCTTTTCATTTAAATCTATCAGCAGCTATTTATAACTTATTATCCATAATAGTTATTGTTTTGGAGTTACTTTTGGTATTTTTATTCTTTTATATTCCTTTAAATCTAATGTAAAATATACGTCTCTAGTTCCATCTTTTTCTTCATAGCTAAAGCCCTCAATTATGACTTCCATATTTATATTGGTTTCTGTAATTGTAAATCTTAGTATAAAGCCTTCCTTCATCCATTTTTCAATCTTATTTACACAATCATATGGTGATGGAAAACCTGTATAATCACAAAAAGTATAGTCTTTATTTGGAAAAAAACTAGATATTGAAATACTTTTAAGAGCTACACCTCCAAAAGTGGCTATTTCACCTATTTTGAGTATACTAGAGGAGTTTACAGCAGCTTTTCCATTAATACTAAATGAAGATGGAAATACTGGAAATCTAAATCTATCTTCTGCTTGTCTAAGCCACATTTCCATTATAATACCCCTCCTAATTGTGCTATTTTTATACTTGAAACTAATTTTGATGTAACTTTTTCTATATCAGCTTCTTCTCTAATTACTATTGTGTCAGCTAATTTTGCTATGCTTATGTTTCCACCACTTTTTCCACTTCTATATTGATTTGCTTCTTGTTTAGTTAAGACCATCTCACCCTCATGAAGTCTTGTTGAATAATCATTATAAGGTACGTAGTTTAATCCAAATGCATTACCTCCAGATTTACTTGTCCCTGAGTTCCAATCATCAATTATAGATCTAACTGTATCAATAATTGGGTTTTTATTAATTTTTTCAACTAAATTTTGCCACCATTTACAAACATCTTTTATAATATTACAAATATCATTAAATAGATTAAAAAGACCTCCTAAGACTGGTTCTACAATAATCCAAGCATCCTCTAAGATTGGTCCTATTGTTGCCCAAACTGTCTCCCAAATAACACCCAGTGTCTCTATAAAATTGTTTATTTGAGGGGCATATTCACCTAAAAAAGAAAAGATTCTCGTAATAATGGGACTAACAGCCTCAACTACAGGTCCAATTAATTGAAATGCTGTAGTTACTATTGTCCCAAATATACTTATTAATCCTTGTGCAACTGGTGATTTATTATTTATATTATCTAATAAATTATTTACTAAGTTTACTACTGGAAATAATGAATCTATTAATGCAGTAAAGTCAATATTTTGCATTAACATACTTCCAGTGTTAACAATTGCTTTTGGTGCATTTCCTATCATGGTTGCTGCATGATTCTCAAAATTTTCTTGTTTATTTTCAGACATCATTTTTCGCTTTTCAACTACATTAGAGATTCGATATTGACTAGAATCAGAAAACTCTTTGCCACTTCTCATATTTCTAAACTGCATTTGGTCATATTTGTTACCAATAATTATCTCACCATTCATTACATTAGCTATCTTCTGTGAAAAATCACTTAAGTTTTTGAATGCTTTTTTTATAAATGTATCAATTTTATCTAAACTAAGCTTCAAAACACCATCAAATGGCTCCATCATATGTTTTAGACCTAAATCGATACTAGTCTGTGCACTAGCTATCAGACCTGGTATTGTTTTTGCCATTTTCCCAGCTAATGCACCCTGCTTTTCAGTTATACCTTTTATAGCTTCATCAAATGTTTTATAATTTTCTCCTACTAAAGTATTAATAGCCTCCATATTTCCTCTTGAAGCACTCACAAAAGCTGCTGATACATCTTGGTCACTAGTTGTATCCATATTGAAAGCTCTAACACCTACCATAGCTTTAGTTATGTCATCAGCTTTATCACGATTTCCATTACTAAGCATCATTGCTTTAGTTCCCATTGAAATAACTTCTTTGGGGTCAAAAGGTGTACTTAATGAAAAGTTCTCTAAATCACTATAATACTTATCAACATAGCCCACTCCAGCTCTACCAGTATTTCTTTGCATTATATTTTCTAAAAGCACTTTCTGATTTTGTTCTTGTCCAACTAAGTCAACACCCTTTTTCATAGCAACACCTATAGTAGCTCCATTTGTCAAGTCAGATATCTTCCCTTTTATTGAACCAAGTATTCCACTTGCCATATCCTTTACAGCTATTGCACCTTTCCATACCGTCCCTGCAAACAATTTTAACTTAGGAAATACTCTACTTATAATGCTACTTGCCATATCTCTTATAGCTATTACACCATTCCAAAAGTAACTTTTAAATAACATTAATTTAGGTAAAATTCTGCCTATAACACTACTTGCCATATCTTTAATATTAACAATACTTTGCCAACGCTTTTTAGTTAGATGTTTTAATTTTTCTAAAAGGCTACTTACCACTTTCTTAGCAGTATCTTTTGTTTTTATTACAACTTCCCATATCCTTCCACTAAGCTTTTTTAATCCTCCAAGTACTTTATCAATAGCTTTCTTTGCACTAAAACTTTCTATCTTTAACCTTATATTAGAAGCAATGCTCTTTAATAAACTTATTTTTGAATTAGTTTTTTCTATTTCATCACTTTTAGCTTTAAATATTAATATAATTATAAGATTTGAATTCAACTCATTTTTCTTTTGAATCAACTTACTAAAATAATTAATAATCATAGCTATAGTTACTGCTAATCTCATAATACTACCGTTTAAACTCCCAATAGCTCCTGAAACAGCATTAATACTAGAACTTAATTTTGTAATAGTAGAACTTACACTACTAGCAGTAGCCTGAACTTTTCTTAAAGAAGAATTTAAACTGTTTACTCTACTACTTGCACTTCCAACAGAATTATTTATACTATTAGCCATTACATTAGTTGAAAGCGAAACAGCCACAGTTGCTCTCCTAAAATTATCAGTTACTGATATAATTTGATTCATTTTTGGTGTGTAATTGTCTGTAAGATACATATTTATACCTTCTTCTTTTACATTCCCCACTATATATCACCTCCTGTCAAAGGACAAACTCCATATCCATGTTTCATTTTTTCAACTTCTTCCTCAATTTCCAAGGCGAAAAAAGCTTCAATAAGCTTTAATTCGCCTTTATCCATTGCATAAAAAAGGGACGGTCTAATACCTTTTTTCTTCCAATAATAATACATTATTGTAGTCTTGGTATCCGTCCCTATTAGTTTTTTACCTCTTCTATAACTGCATTTTTACCATAACCCATAATATCTTGAAGTATTCTATATAAGTTAGTAATTTCACCTGGCAGTAATAATTTTCTTGCCAATTCTTTTGGAGTTGGGGCCTTAAATTTCTCCATTAACTCCTTATTTTTAAATAGAAGCTTTCCATCCAAATCACAAATACCTTCTATTACTGTAAGCATCTGCATCTCTGGTAAATCTATATCTGTTTTCATATTTTCATCAATTTTAAGACAAGTGTTTTGTATTTCTTCATCCTTACTTATTGTTAAAGCCCTACACATTACCTTAAACTCTTGACCAAATATATTAGATAATCTCTTAAGTTCAACTATCGTACTTGGTCTTTCTAAATTTTCTGTATCTGTATTTAAAAGTAAGTCTACTATATTTACATTCTTTGATAATCCATTTTCACTCATTATTATTTGCTCCTTTATCAATCAATTTCTATTAAATAACTACATATATCCATTAACTAAACATATTTAATAACCATCTATATTTAACAATTATCCAAGTAAAACTAAATTATATCAAGGAAGTCATATTCAGTAAATGTGAATGGAGCTTCTATCTCTCCTTTTACTCCAACTTCCCAATCAGCTAAAGTTAAATCATCAAATGCTATATTCTTTACTGCTATTCTTTCTGCCCCATAAGAATCTGGATCATTTAATTTAGATATAGCAACAAATCTAGGTTCAGAGCCTCTCTTTATCTTTTCTCCAATTAATTTGTGCATTCTTGAGCTAACATGATATAAAGTTATTGAGCCTTTTCCTTTGTATCCCATATACTTTGTATCAGTACCCATTTGACCTGCTATTATAATATCTTCCTTTGTAAATTCCATCTTTGCTTGAAACTTCTTTACTTCTGCTACTTTATTTCCATCAAGCCAAAGCTCTCCCCAAGTACCACTCATTACATTTCTAGCTTCCATATTTGCCATATTAATTAATCCTCCTATATCTCTATTGATAAATCTATATCTTCCATAGCATCAAGTACCTTTATTTTCGCTTTTAAAAATACTTTAGAACCTGTATTAGCTTCTTTTATTTCCTGTAAAGTCATATAAGATAAATCTACTCCCTTTGATTTCAAGTACGATTTTTGTGCTTCAAAATCTATTTCAACTGTAGAATTAGATTCTATAAGTGCAGATTTTTCTAGTTCTTCTAAATAACTCTTTATAGCCACTATCAACAAGCATTTGTTGTCATAACTGTTAGTAATCTTTCCTATATAGTCATCTATTATAACCTTTCTTATATCACTTTGTATAATATCTAAAGTATCAACTATTTTTATCTTTTGGAACATTTCTCCTTTTTCTTCTGTTAACTCAGTTAAAGAATTTACTCCTCTGGCAATTCTTATAGCCCCTGCTTCCTTAATAAGTATAAGCTCTCCTTTATTAACCTTTGATTCTGCATCAACTTTAGTCATCTTAGGTATATCAACTACATCGCTAAGCTTAGTATAAGTTACTGATTGACTTAAAGGTGTCCCTGCTATAATACCTGCCACTCTACTTGTAAACTCATCAACACTATATTTCTTGTCTCCAACTAGTACATCTTCTGTAGTAAAATTAATTATACCTTCATGATTTCCTACAACTTTTCCTAATACTGCCTTAACTTTAACCTTATCTGTATCTCTAAGTTTAATTATCCAATTTTTTATAGCAGTCTTATCAACTTCTACTGCTTTAGGCATACATAGATAATTAAATTCCTTAGTTTCTAAAAAATCTAATGCAGTTTGAATATCTGCCTCTCCATCTATTACATAAGCTAATAACTTATTTGGAGTATTGACATTTCCCATCAAAGCCAAATTTATATATTCTTTATTTTCAGCAGATAAATCAGCTGGTATATCCTCTTTTTCATGTATCTCATTAAAACCTAGTGCTTTAGTGTCTTTAAGCACCATTGCAATTATTCCTCTAGCTGAACGTTCTTTAACAGTTGTAGCTAACTCCTTAAATGATATATTGATACTTGGTAATCCTATAGCCATACTATCACTCTCCTAAATTCAAATTGATTTCTTCCATATTTTCACATACTACTTCTTCTTCATATACACTATCAAGATAATTTAATGTGATTGAAAAGTTCAATGTATATATTGACTCCTCTTTTTTGATACTTTGTTCTAGTTTTGTTATATTTAATTTTCTGTCTGTTACCTTTATATTTCTGTTGAATAGCTTATTTAATTCGTCTGAGACTTCATACATTCTAATACTGTTTGATTGTGGTTTTGGTAAGTATTTTATAGAGATAACAATATCTTTGTTATTTGTATTTAACATTATAGGTGTACAAATAACTGACAATATACTTACAAAAAAACAAGACCCTTCTGAGCCTTGCACACTTTCATCATCAATAAAAACACTTTCAGTAAAGTTTTTTTTGAGAGTCTCAATAATTGTTTCTATTATTTCTTTGTATTTAAGCAAACAATCACCACTCTATCACTAAATATTTTTGCTTAATCTGATAATCTTACTATAAATGATATAAGTCATTTTTAAATACACATCTCATTTATTCTTATCAAGTATCTTCTATATTTTTAGGTAATATCATTCTTTTCAACTCATCACCTCCTTCAATATGGATTTCTTTCACAATAACATTATCTCACATATTTTATAGTCTATTGTTGTAATGGTGTATATAAAGTGTTGAAGATTTGTCCTATTTTTTTATAATATCTCGTTCAATTTAAATATCATCTTTTTCTTTAAGTTATAGCAAGAGGTTCTATCTAAATGTAATTTCATAGAAATATACGTCATATTATTTTTTGTCTTACTATTGTAAAAAAGATTAAAAAATTCCGTTTCCATATCATTTAGGCATGTTAGAGCATTTTCTATCTTTTCTTTTTCTATTTCTATATCTTCTTTTTCCATCTTTAACTTTCTTAATCTCTCTTCTTTTTTTACAACTTCATTTTCAACAGAAGAACTTATATTATACGTAGCACTAGTCTTTTCTTTATACACCATTGCTCCACATCCAGAGTATTCATTCTCACATCTTTTTATATCCAAATTAATGTTCTTTATCTTTATATCCAAATATTTATAATTATGTAATCTTTCATCTGTTTCTTTAAATAATATCTCTTTTTTGTTTTCCATAGTATTTCTCCTTTTTATAAGCTTATTATTAACTTCTAATTTGCAATAATCCCTTTACTGTATATCTTTTTTACTAATCTTATAACATTCAAGAACATTTTGTTCTATAACTATATAAAAAAAACTTCATCTATATTTTGTTCTAAAATATTAGAAATTTTCTTAGCCATAAGAAGTCCAGGATTTTTTATACCTCTTTCTATTTGAGATATATAGTCATTTGTAATTCCTGCCTTTTTAGCAAGTTGAATTTGTGTCATACCTTTACATTTTCTATAATATTTCAAATTGTTTTTAAACATAATCTTCATACCTCCATCACTATTAAGAATATTTTGTTCTTCCATATTCACATTATATAGAATTATTTGTTCTTTATCAATAGATTTTAGAAAAAAACATTCTTTTTATGCTTTCATAGTTTTATTTTTTAGAACAATTTGTTATAATCTATACATAAGGTGGTGTTATAATGTTTGCCAAAAGATTACGAGAACTTAGAAAGGAATTTGGATTGACTCAAAGAGAACTTGGCGAAAAAGTAGGAGTTTCTCAGAGAGTCTTAGGATACTATGAAACAGAAAACAGATTTCCTGATGAACATATTTTAAATAAATTAGCTGATGTGTTTAATGTGTCAGTTGATTACCTTCTTGGAAGAACCTTAGTTAAGGAAAATATTGATACAGTAGCTGCACATAGAAAAAATCCACATGAAGAATTACCTAAAGAAGCACAAGAACAACTTAATGAGTATATAGAATTTTTACTAAATAAATATAAAAAAAAATAAACCACATGATGAGCAGTCTATTTTTCTGCTCTTTTAATATAATTTTAAAGCAAACATACATTCTATTTTAGGGGGATTTTTATGAATAATTTGGATAAGCTCTTTGAATTAGCGTCTCAAGAAGAGATAATAATTCATTATACCACTTATATTGCAGGTGATTTAGAAGGGCTCTATATAAATAAACATGGTATGAAAATCATATCATTACTCAGTAATTTAAAACAAAATACAAAAAAACTTACATCTATCTTAGCTGAAGAGCTTGGTCATCATTTCACTAGTTTTGGATACTATGTATCTTCTTATAACGATTATTATACAAAAATCGTTATAGATAAATGTGAAAATAAGGCCTTAAAATGGGCCTGTGAATTCTTAATTACTGAGGAAGATATAATAAACATAATTAATTCTGGCATCACTTGCGTTTACGAAATGGCAGATATATTTAATGTAGATATTAATTTTTTTCAAAAAAGATTGGAATTCCTATCATTAAAAAAACAGTCTTTATCACTTGGAAGCAATAAATATCTAATATTAACCAACTTGCCATATTTCTACATATTTGATCCAATTTCATAA